ATACTCTAGATTTTCAATTCGAGTCTCGAGTGCACCAATATCTCGCATCGTATATCTTCGATTGTCAACAACCTCCACATTCAAATCCGTTTCGTCGTACGTGTATGGATTCACAGCTATTGTAGCCAACAGCATGGTGTCGCCAGATGTAGTTGGTACTGGCGGGTAGTTGAGTGCAGGAGCTCCAGAAGTAACAATAAAGCTACCGTTTTCATCCAAAGAAATCTTATGTACGATTTTCTTATAGTAGCTGTAATCTGCTTCTACTTCGAAGGTTTGAGAATCAACAATCTGATGATTGTTGAAAGTCTTAGTCGAAATATATGTGTTCGAACTTGTATTGGCTGATCTTGTAGGTCTAAAGTCCAATACGTCTCTAAGATGGATTTCTTCGCCTTTACTGTTACGGTAAGTTGGGATTAAGTTGTAGTTGGGGTAACTCTTATCTGAGAAGTAACCTAAACCACCACCATGCGAGTAGTAATCAAAATCTACTAACAGATGGTTGTTATTTGCCAAATAACCAGGTTTTAATTCAATAGTAGCGTGGTCATAGAAGTTATCTTTTTGTCCAGTATTAAAAATCCACTTATCGGTTATAACTGTCGATAGGGAGTTAGCAGAAACAAAAGTTGAGTTACCCTCATAAACAGCATTCAACTTAATGCCGTCAGCGTATCCTAGCGACAGCTTAGTACCGTTAGCTGGATATCCACCAACGATAGTTTTCTGTTGTCCGCTTACACGAGTCTTTACTCGCCGCGAATCTGAAGTCACATCGATAGCTGCATAGATATCAGCAGTACCATTAAACGACGCTTCATCGACGTCAATAGTGGCAGATCCTGGGTTACCTGGTGTAGGTGTTGGTACAGATACTGATCTGGATCCAGCTGTCATGTCGACGTTCTCACCAGTTGAAATCGTTCCAGCACCTCCAGACTTAACAACTACAATAAAGTTTTCGTTAGCAAGATCGCCGGTACCAGATGAGAATCTTTCAGAACCACTAAGAGTCTGAATAGTAGCTGTTCCGTTAGTAAAAGATACGGTACCGAACTTGCGCTTAAACTTGTAGTCTACGTTTACTGTATTTGCAATGTTTACATGAGGCATTGCAAACAGACCAGTGTGGTAATCTTTATCGGTTAGCTTAACACTCCTAATCGCCAATGTGCTCGATGTATTTGATACGAGAGCTTGATTAGAAAGCGTTATGGTATCAAAATTAATAGCTGTGACAAACGTGTTGGCAGTAAACGCGTTGTTTTCGACTACCTGTCCAACTCGCACCCCACTAGCACTCGTTAATCTTACATTAGCACTTCCAGCTGTGATGTCACCAGTCTTATTAAACGTAGTGATGCTGTCGGTGTTGACTTGTGCATAGGCCGTATAGCTAGAATGATTACCTTTGATTACACTCTTAATGTTATTAAAAACTTTATCGTGAGCTGTGATTGTTATGTCATACAGGAACAGCTTATATTTTCTTTGATCGGAAGATCCAGAAAGGTACTCAATATTTTTTACATGAGCCTCGCCAATCTTGGACGTCGATGTAGGAGTAAGTTGCGAATGCAACTCAACCCTATCGTTGATTCCCATCAGGCCTGTAGTAAACGTATTAGCTACAATGTAGTTACCGTAGTAGGCCGTAATCGTCTGCTCGGTAGTACTTTCAGTTGATCTAGATTTAGGAAAAGCAACTGCCTTTACTCCTGGAGTACTAATCCTGTAACCCTTGACGTAAGCTGTACCTGGTGAGAACTCAGCTACCAGATTAGCTGTAGTAGCTGACGTGTTAGCAATGGTCATCCTAAAGCCATCAACAACATAATGGCCAGACTCTTCGTACGTCCTTTGCGCTAACACATCACCGAGTCGGTTATAATCTGGATCAGGTCTCTTCCTAGCAAACGTGCCATCCAAAACCCTTGCAACTTCAAAATAATTGTTAGATGAGATAGGTGGACTAGAAATATCGCTTACCGGTTTAGTAGTAAGTGTAAGGTTTACTTTTAGTCTATCAGCACCAGGCGCAGCATAGTTGTATGAACCTCTAGCTGGATCGGTCAATGTACTGTCGGTATCTGAAGTAATTAAACTTTCAGTTGAAGTAAATCCAATACTAACTTTATGAGAAGTATTTGCTGCTATAGCTACAGTCTGTGCATCAGCTCTAATAAACAATCCTTTGTGATAATAAACAGACTCATCGATACCATACAGATATCCCAGAGTCACAGGAAGTTTAGCAGCGCTTCCTTGAACAGTACTGATTACCTGTGCAATCCCTGAGTTAGACGTAAAGATGTTATTAGCATTAATGAACGATGAGCTAAAATCGATGACTTCGTTGTTAGCTAATTGCGTAGTGAACGATCCTAGCGAAACCGTGTTAGCATCTTGTAGGTATTGCGCAAACACCAGATCAAACTCCCCACCACTTGCGGGAACTACCTTCTTAACTTTAAATACTTTTTCTGATGTTCTAGTCCTTGCATACTTTCCATCGAACGTGTTTACGTCAATAGCAGAACCCGCATACGAAGACTTTAATCGGAAAACTGTAACTTGATCAAGAACTTCACTAGTACCTGTAACCTCGGACCCATCTTTAAAAATGTGATTGCCAAATCGGTGTATTTGATTTTGTAGAATTGACTGTTGCTGTGTTAGCTCTCTAGCCTGTACAGCAAATCCAGGACGATAAAGAACACGATGAAAGTTTTTAGTCTCATCGTAATCATCGTAGTATGGATCTACGTTAAAGTTAGTTGTCAAATTGTTATTAGCAGTCATCTTTATTCTCTTAATTAAAACTTAACAGTAAATGTAAAGTTTTCCGTTTGATCGACGTCTCTCTCTAGCGGTGCTTGAGTTACCTTATATAACATCTGTCCACTAAATGGTGTAAGATCAGATAGCTGTACGTTCTGTATCTGTGCTGTTACACCTGAATTATTAGCGGTGATCATTTCTGCATTAGCAAATCTTCCTGTTGGATACGTCAAATGCAGAACACCGCTGGTTCCAGACATGTTACTGTTAGCAAAATATACCACTCTACCAGTTGCTCTAGAACTATCACCTACAATAAATTCATCTTGAGTAAAGGTTCCGGTTATAGAGCTTAACGTAATTCTAGTTGTCTGATCATATCTAAGATTACTAGCAACACCACCGGTTGCTCTAATTTGTGGATCTCTAATTAATCCATATATTCTAAACTGGTTGTTAGCAGCAAAGAAGCCACCCTCATCACCCTCTACCTCTACGTTCAATGTTACATTACGTGCAAACAACTCATTAACTGGGTCTGCACCGTGTCCTCCAGGACCTGCAATGTAAGCAACCGCTGTTGCTCCAGAACCATAGGTTGGGTTAGCGGTAATGTTTACTCTTGCTTCGGAGTAACTTGAACCACTATTGACAGCAGTAATCTTAGATACAGCACCAGACTGTACGTTAGCATATGCCTCAGCTCTGTTACCATCACCAACAATATTTATACGAGGACCAATATGATATGTACTAGACGTATTTGGTGATACCGTGAACCCTGTATTAACCGTTAGCAGCCTCGTAGTTGCATTGTACCCGGTAACAATTCTTACCTGTCCAGCACCAAGACCACTTGAAATAAAGATAGTAGAGCCGTTATATACGTTATCAGTACCGCTAGCAGTGTTAGCAATAGACAATTGTGTTGTGCTAGTAACTGATGATACGGTACCTTTATTCTCTAAGTAACCTGAACCACCGTTGGTGACATCATAAATTTCAATAGCCCCATTCGCTGCAGCTTGTTGTACAGCCCATTGCGCACTAGCATCGTTCGCCAACAACGTTTTAACTGGAATGTGATTGACACCACCAAACCTATTAAAGTCCGCTGCTGAGATGTCATACAGGAACTTCCATTTATAACCATCGCTTGTTGTTATAACAGAAGTTGATCGACCTGTAGGAACTACTGTACTGGCTGTATTGCTTGCATTGAATAAGCACTTGTACACTTCGTTGTTACTAGTAAATACGAAGAAGTTCTTGTCTGGTAGGTCAGCATCGCTATCGTTAAATTCACTATACACGGTACCAGATGTCCAGACATACTTTGGAACAGCCATGGTAACATTATTATTAGATACTTTCTTTAACGCAATCATTCCTCTCCATATATCTCTATCCGACACAAGCGTGTCATCGAGAGAAGGAGGACTATTTTCATTGCCCCATGGATCGATCTTAGAATAAAACAAATAGATCTGACTAGGATCAGACTCGTCAAAAGCCTCCCTAAACTGCTGAGCAACGTGTGCGTTTAATTTTTTACTAATTAATTTTGCCATTTAGCACATCACCGTTCTAGGTGTATCTGAATACGCCGTTCGCCATTGAGTCGCCGGCAAAGTTACTATTGATTGTGAATGTCGTGTTACTGTAAACAGTATTTACTATATATGTCGTGTTGCCAGTAGCACCTGGTATACGATCTTCAATTTCTATCTGAGTACCGCCAGACAGGAAGGTAGAGAAGGTATCAGCACCATCACCCTGTACAACTGTCCTTGTACCCAGCAATACTGGCTCGATTAGGTATCCAGTAACAGGCTTGGTCAAATAGTGTGAAATCACATTGACGTTAGATACTCTTACGAAGCCAGAAGTAGAACTGTATACTATAGGATTACTAACTACTGTATTAGCTGCTATAGAAGGTATGTTGAATGACAACGATACCATAGCATTGTTAGATACAATAGTGTTTGGACCAATACTTGGAATACCAAACTTACCACCAATCAAGTTAGTGGTAACGACAGACTCAGCATCCAGTGCAGGCATCTGGATTATATTTTCGATATCTACCTGACCAAATAGCTTTGTACCAGCTGGGTGGATTACATCCCGTACCACATCTCTGTATGTCTTGAGAGCTTTGTTTGATCTAAGAACATAACTAAATTCTTGATAGTAGTAGTTGTCTTGTAACCGTTGATCCCAGCTAAGAAATCCTTTAGTACCCTTATAGTTTCCAGTTTCGTTAATAACACCTGATACAACTGGATCACCAATAGCATCTGTAGCGCTTCTTGTAGTATTAGTTACGGTTACGCTATCAATTGCATTATAAAGGCGTCCACCATTAGTTACAGTAACATCTGATATCGATCCAGGTACGAACGCAGCTGATATAACAGCATTGCGTCCTTTGAATCCACCTGAGCCATCTGGAATGTCCAGCTCGGTGATTGTAGAATCGATTGCAGATACTACTGGTAACTTAGCACCAATATAGTTACCATCCACAGTATCAACAGCACTAATAGTACCTGTTACAACAGCAATAGTACCAAGTGCTGATCCAAGCGTAGTAGAAGAGTTAGATGAAGCAAGGTTAGAACTGATTATACCTGAGTTAGAGCTGTAGGTGGGACCATATTCGATTGGAGTATCAGATAGTCCTTGTATTCTATCTGTGAAAGCAAGAATAGTTTCCGTATTAGACACAGCTGTCACGGTAACGGATCCGGTGAGACCACCCTTTGGTGTACCGCCTGATACAGTGGTAACCGTGTTTCCTACACTATAACCACTACCACCATTAACCAAGGTAAACTTAATTACCTCATCAACAGTACTATCAATCACACCAACAGCATCAACACCGGTAGCACTAGTAAATCTAACGGCATCGCCAACTTGGTGACCAGCACCACCTGTCGTACTAGCAGTACCAAACGTCACATCTTTCAAAGGACCAATAGTGTTAACAACGAAGCCACCTAGGCCACTACTAGTCAATACTTGCTCAAGGTCTTCGAATGTTCCCGTAACTTCTACTAATCGTAATTGCTTTACCTCAACGCCACTTTCAAAAACGGTTATCACCCGCAAAATTTTTCCAGTCGCCCCTGATTTCTGACCGGTAACTATCTCACCAAGAGCCTCTTCTAGATTACCCGTGAAAGGAGCACCAAGACGTACTAAGGTATCTTGAGTCCAACGCCCATCAGAAGCGCGTAGAATGTTCTCTGACGGCTTATAGATCGATACGTTCTGATCGAACAGGATTCGGAATAAAAGGTTGTATGACGCGGCTGAGCCCTTGCTACGGTATAGATCCTTGATCCTCTTTGCTACCAGTCGCTTATCGGCTAGAATTGCATCTGGAAAATCTGCAAGAACCTCTTTCTTAAAGTAAGCATAGAACTTATCAAGGTTAGTAGTATCGATATCTTTATTGATTTGTAGGTTCTTAGATGCATCAGTAACCTGGCCAGTAGTCTCCATCCACTCATAGTATGCTTTTAAAAACGCAACTAGATTAGGTCCTTCTTCCAGCAGATAGCCGGGAACCTGAGACTGAACTAGAGTCGATATTTTTTTATCGGTTGCCATTTAGTATATCGATCTGCTGTTTACAACACCGGTCTCACTAGAAACCGTAGCTTGGATAGTAGATGCTACATTACGTGATAGTACTTCTGATTGATCGGTCTGATTATTAATAATGTTTACTGAAGCATCTGCAAGCTGGCAGATCTGATTACGTTTACTATTAACCGATTGCTTAGAAGGTACTGCATTGACTTTAATACCATCGCCATCAAAAGCAGTAAACTGTACTGCATTTATTTTTACAATACCCTGTACATAATCTACCGTACCAGCATTACCACTTACATATACGCGGTTACCTGATGCTAAACGGTATATTCGTAACTTACCAGCACCATCATCATCGAAGTAGCAAGTAAACCCTTGGTATGTAAATCCACTACTGCTGATTGCATACTTGTGGCCTGCATGCGGATTATAGATCGCATTATTAAATTTAACCTGGTATGCTTGAGTGATAGTGGTATTAGGAATAAAACGTCTCTGCATCTTAATAGTAACATCTACGTTTACTACACTATCGTCAATACTATCAATCTGCTTTATAAACTCTGACAAATAAAAATTATTATTATACACACCAAGTTCATTTAGATTGAAAGAGCTCATAGTACTATCAACCTGCGTTAGCAGAGTATTACCGTCTTTATTAGTAATAGCAGGGTTATAGCGAACCTCTATAGTAGGAACAATATACAAATACTCAGCATCTACAAATACAGGCTCAATAGTAACCGCATTTCTATCATCCAGTAATTCTACCAGCTGTGCTTTACGGCTATCTGATAATACGTTAGCATCAAATGGCTTAGCGCTAATATACACCTTACCGTATACAGGGGGAGTATTCTTTTCACCACCCCATACACTAATAGTCTGTAAATCAGGCGCATTGTTTAAAAGGATGCTTTTATAGTCGTTTGCAGTAACAGCGCGATTTTGAGCGGAGAAATTTTTCGGAGCATTAAACTTAATACTATCTACCGACTGCGGATTACTACCACCCACTGCTCTACTAGTAGTAACAATAGTATAAGAACTATTACCAGCAAGGGTGGCAGGACCGTTAAAAGTTCTAGCACCGTTTAGAGTAGGGCCGTTTACTACGTTATAGTTAAGTTTAACAATATTACCATCAGAAGGTTTCTTACCCAGGATGTTATCGCCAAACTGTACCTCGTATGCGCCATCGTTATTCTCTTGCAAGAAGTATACTGCGCTATTACCATTGATAGTAGTAATATCATCTGCAAGGTTATAAACCTGTACTGCTGTATTAGAAACACTCTGCTGTATTGATACCTTTAAGCTAGTAGTATCGCTGTTTTCGTTATTAAGAATGTATCTGACAGGTGCAACGGAACTTACCGTATATGATTCCTGTACAGGGTCGCCTTCTCTTATTACCATGGATGCATTATACACCCCTGCATCAGAACGAGTGAATGTAGTAGTGTCCTTAGACTGGAATGTATAGGAAACGCCATCTACTGTACTAGAGAAAGTCGTATTAGCAGGTACTACTACCGTATCAGGAGAGCCTGCTGGATTAACCGTAACAGATAAGGTCGCTTCTGCACCGCGAGCACTAGTAGGAGTAAACCCAAGCAGCTTAGCATGGCTTACTACATTGTTTCTAATAAGAGCACTGTCTAAGAACATCTCATTTGAAACAAAGTTAGTATAGATCGCATTCTGATACGTGTTATAAGCAAGCAGCTGAATAATAGTCTGCATACCGCTACTTTCAAAGTCATAGTCCTGAAACTCACTCTGACTAGAAAGGTAGCCCTGTAGATTGCCTTTGATCGTATCAAAGTTGATGTCTGTTACTAGTAATGCGTTATTAGCAGCCATTTACCTTACTCTTTCTATTGCTACTTCTAGGTCTACTGGGAATCGTTGGTTAACAATCATGAAACGTATCTTTACTACCAGCGTATTGGAATCAGGCTTCACGTCTACTATGACTCGATCGACCTTAGCACGTGGTTCATACTTATTAATAGTATTGGTAATAATACGAACCATTTCGTCTTGAAGGATAGGGTCGTCTGCATTCTCAAACAGCATCGCCCTTATATTGCCTCCGTACAGCATGTCGTATGGACGCTCACCGTGGTTTGTTAGTATAAGGTTACGTACAGCGCGCTTTACTGCATCCGCGTTTTTAAGCACGGGCAGCTTTCCAGTAACTGGATGTGGCGTAAAGGTGACATTGACATCACTGAAAACGACTTCCTTTAAAAGCGGGTTTAAAGAACCACTCGCCATCTCAGCTCCCAGTTATTATTATTGTTGATCTATTATTTATCGCTGTTCTTAGCGTCTTGTATCTCTTGACGCAAAACTTTACATAACTTAGCGATCTCTGATAGAGCTTTACGTGCTCTAGTACCCGCAGCCTTATTACCACCTTCAAATTTTTCCATCTCTGCATTCAAAGATGATACGTGCTGATCAAACATATCTTTAGTGTTCATTTTACTTTCCTTATGCTACTGCTGTTAAAATTCCGTTCTCAAATGTGAATGTAGTACCATCCACGGTGAATTGTTGCTGTGTTGTTACTGCACCTGCACTTGCTAGCGAACTGGTTGCGAAAGCGCTATCCCCAGACAAAGAAGTACTTATCGAGCTCACTGCGTTTGCTGAAAGACTTGCCTCTGATTCACTCAATGATGCTGTCGCATACTCATTAACGTCTGATATAAAACCTGCCCTGTTCTCAGCCGTTGCTGATTCTATCAGCTGCTCAATACTACCGGTCTGAAACTTGGCTGGTTTACCTGTGATGCCACTTAACTTGCTCTGCACCGTGCTAATAGTTGTTAGTGCATTGTTAATCTCTTCTTCTGTAGTACCTAACGCTGCTAACCCTTCCTCAATTACAGTATCTAGAGCCGTGTCTAGAGCAGACGCAGCACACAACGCAACGTTTTGTTGTGCAACCTGAGCTGCTGTAGTGATGTTTTGAATGGCTTGTGCAAACTGAGCTAGCTGGATGGCACAATCGATTAGGGCAAGTATCTGAGGACCGATATACATGGACACGAACTTTTTCACCCACGATATAATCTTTAGTGGATTAGACGGGATGTTGGTTAGTGCTTCGAAAGGTGATAGGTCTGATACTGCTGCTGTATTAGTCTTGATCAAATCAACCATCGCTTTTATTTCACGCTTGATAATATCTTCGATCACTTCACAGTCGACTAAGTTCTTAAGCTCCTCTGCAGTTGCATTGATTTCAGCTGTAGGAAAAAGAATGCCAACTTGGCTTCCAACTTCGAACTCTAAAGCACCGGTCTCTGGATTAACTGATAGATTGGACTTTGCTTCTACATGAAAGGGAGCTCCTTCTTCTTCAGCAAAGTTGCTATTATCAGCATCATCATAAGCAGCCTGTCTATTATCACGTCCTATATACGACCGTACGGTATTGCCATCCTTATCAACAATGTTGTATGTGATCGTGTCAAGCTCTAGTTCATTCAGTGTCTCGAGCCCTAGCGTAGAAAAACGTACGACTTTCTGAGCATCTTGTTGTATCTCTAATATACTAGGCATGATTATCCATCCGTTGCTGATACCACAATACCATTCTTAACATCATAAACCTTTCCTCTAATATCAACAATCTTACAGGTAGCACCAGTACCAACTGCTAGACTACCAGCAACCTGCACTTTGTTAGTAGCAAGTACAACAGCACCACCTTTCAATGTAACGGTACGCCCTTCTATCACTGTTGTTTGACTTAGCTGCTGACAATGTCTACCAACAACATTTATATCACCATGGACACTCTTGTAGTGATTACCATCGATCATAGTGAACTGATCACCAACAACCTTATCCATTCTATTCATGGCACCTACTGCACCACCGATCTCAATATAGTTACCATTCTTATGGTAGATGTGAATACGTTCGAACTTAGGAGTGTCATCAATCTCAAAGATATGGCCTGACTTAGTCTCCAGTACTCTATTTAATGGATACTTCGACTTGAATTCTTTCCATCCATCAAGTACTGGCTCTTCAATTGTGTAGCCATTACCATACTGACTCTTATGCTGCCTGTTCTTCTTCTTATCAATGATGCTGTGTTCGTAGTCAGCTGCATCACCATGCACCTGGACGTTATCATTACGAGCGAGTCTGTTAGTATCTGGCTCTTCTAGATCCCAACTTGCAGTCTTTCTAGGGAACCCTTTGACATTACCATCTGGATCATAGAACCCTTCTACAGGAGGACCACCATCAGGGTTAGGGTTAGCTTGAGTAGGGATACCACCAATAGAACCCATCACTAGAGGTTCACGGGCAATCTCTCCATCAAGAAACATACCCATCACCCAAGTGCCTTTAACAATACCAGTCAAGGGACCACCAACACCACTATTAGGTCCTGCATTGACAGGCTGCATCACTTGAGCCCATGGCAACTCTTCAGTCTTAACACCAGGCTCACCGTCAACTTCCTTTAACGAACCACTGTGCCATCCAAAGATACGAACACGAAGACGTCCTAGCTTCAAGGGATCTGCATTGTCTTCAACAACTCCCATCCACATCACAGGATTGAAACCAAAGAATTCTTGTTTAACTTTCATTACGATATTCCATCCGTGTCAATGTTCTCACCCGTAGGCTCAATACCAAACGATTCCTTCGCGCATGATAGTACGGTAGTGTACATATCATTGGCCATGTCATAGTGATGTCTGATGGCAGTAACAAGGAACGTAGCCTTCTGTCCGTATAGTAGTAGGAACTTCTTCTCTTCTGCCTCCAGCTGAGTAGGCTGAGGTACTGATATGGTACAAAGCATCCCAACATAGTTCTCTGCAATACCAGCAGTAGTTATCTCAATCACGTTAGTGTACAGGTTTGTCAGCTCATGTGTTGTCTTAGATAGAAACGTCTCTCTCTTCCTAGGAGCATTTAATTGATCACCTTTCTTCACTGGATTCATCGTTTCAAAGTACTTATTCGTGTTTACAGGATAGTTCTCATTATCTTCTTCTATCTGGGAAACAATCATTCTCCTATGGGTAGAATACGCTTTTTTCGCTTTTCCCAGTTCTCCCTGCTCACTAATAAATTTTTTACCAGAATTTGGAAGGTGTTTTAATTCGTCCCAATTTTTTTTGTAATCGAACTGAAATTTTTTCTTATCGGGTTCTTTTAGCGGATGAACCTTGAATCTCTTTAAGATTGGGTCGATTACATTGACTTCATTGTAGTAGGCTCCTCTGTGAGCCTGATCGATATTGTCAAATGAGTCTAGGAACTTGATCCCTGTTATGTACTTTCCTATAGGTCCAGATGCTTCATATTGTGTAGTCTTGACTGGAGTCTGTAGTAAAAAATCATAATTAGGTTTTAAAGACGAGAACCAACTAACAGGCATCCAATAAAAATCATCAGCTGACTCCCAAAAAATATATGATGATGGATTATCGTACTTTTCTCCCTTTGCTTCCAGCGATACTTCATTGATTAGCTTTAAAGGGTTCTGTCCTGATGCTACTCTAGTATACTTGTTAGAAGTATTGAGAGATATGAGGTTCTTCTTGCCCTTCTTTAGGTAATTGTCGAATACATCTTGTACTATCTCGTGTGGCTTCATCTCTATGAATGGCTTGTAAACGTATTCGAGAGTATTGTTGAACCCTTCCTTTGAGATAGCATGTATAGTGTATACTTGAGCTCTGTTACGTATTTGTGTGCGTCCTGATACCTTATAGACAACAAAGTTCTGAGTGAGCTCTATGTCATTAGGGTTTTTGTACTTGAATTCTAGCTCTTCATCGCCAACTAGTGGGAACTTATCAATCAATCCAACCGAGTCGTTGATTATGATCTCCATACGCATGAAAGGACCAAACATATCCTCATACATATTAAGCTCAATTACTAGTAGATTGAGGATAACTGGCTGGTTAGCTAGGGGAGATGTGAGAGTTAACTTATAGTCTAAGCCATAGCTCTCATGAAATGTACGACTCATATTATACCTGTTCGATCACTGCTTCGTAAGTAGATATCAAAGCTGGCAAGTACTTACGATCAAGTATCTTAATTCGCTTGTTCGCTTCGTTAAGTTCTAGCTCATACGTATACTTATCTATTGCTCGTCTATTGGCTGGAGCAGTCAGATCATATGATTCCTTATCGATAATAACAGTCTTCTCATTTATAACAGTACCGTCAAATAAAATTTGCTCGTCCCTCAAAATTTTTTCGTACGCGTGATGTGTTTGCTTAGCACTTTCTCTGCTTCCATACTTGTTACGGATGTACCTATCAAACGATCGATCATCTAATGGCCAATCGAACTGTGGATCGATAATGTTGTTGATCAGATAGATCACCCAATCCAGTTGACCATCTCCGTAATACTTCTCAGCAATAATATCTGCTCGCTCTCCATCCTGTACATCATACTGATACATCACAGCTACTCTATCAATCAGTAGCTCATTAAGTTTAAACCTCAGTGTGATGTTGGTTAGCTGTAGTGGCTTACCATTCTTCTTTAGATCATAGCTAACAGTTGGCCATTTGTTAAACATGTACGCCATGATTATCTTCCCTTTGCAATTTGATCTTTGGTAAGGATATCAATCTCTGTGAACGTCAACTGCATACCAACTGACACAGGAGCTCCATCTGTGTGGAAGTAGCTTCCACCATCTGGATTATAGTTTACTTGAAAGTCTGACAAGACAGATGTACCAAAGTTAAACATGAAGTTCTCGTTCTTACCACTAAACGCAATAGCAAACTCATCTGGATACTTAAAGAATGCTGCTCCTTCTACCTCAGGATGCATATGTTTCTTGAATCTCCTGATGATGTTCTTGATAGTGGTAGACTCACCTGAATCACGAGGACTAAACTTATATGTGAATGTGTGTGATCTAAAGTTGACGCCTGTGAAGATAACAGCGAGGTGTGGGTTAGCAGCAACACCTGCTGCGACAGCTGCTCCTCTAGCTATATTCCCAAGTGCAGCACCAACACCAGCTCCAATAGGAGTACCAGATAGTCCAGCACCAAGCAATGCAAGTATTTCTGGACTTGCCTGTAATCCAATAGCAGCCATCTGTTGTGCTACTGCTTGACCAGCCTCTGCAGCGGTAGGTACGGTTCCAGCATTGATGTTATCTCTAGTGAAGTCACCAAGTACTCCAATGCCAGTACCGGTATCATACTGAGCATTGTACCCAGTAGACATATTAGATGGGATCGGTAATGTAATACCTCCACTACCGCCATCTGCCTTAGCGCCATCCTTCTTCGTTGCTCTGTTACGAGGCTGAGGTGTAAATGTGACATAGTTCTCTGATATCTCTACAGGGAATCTCAAGCTGCCACCAGCCGATACGGTTGTCAAAGATGCTAATGCATCTTCTTCTGAGGCCTCGGTTGTATTGTCAACATCTTCTGCCATATGTCAGCCTAAATAGTTTAATGAGAACACATAAGGGATACTATAAACCACGCAATCCTAACAAGTACAAAGGTGATCCCGATTGTATTATTTATCGGTCCAGTTGGGAAAGAATGTTTATGGTATATTGTGATAACAACCCAAATGTGCTGGAATGGTCTAGTGAAGAAGTAGTTATCCCTTACAGATCACCCATTGATGGTCGTTTACATAGATATTATCCAGACTTTCTAATCAAGGTACGCACTGCTAGAGGTGCTACTGATACTATACTTATCGAAGTTAAACCATACGCTCAAACACAACCTCCTACTGTTCGCAGCCGTAAGACCAAAAAGTATATCAATGAGGTTGCTACTTACGGCATAAATAGTAGCAAGTGGCAGTTCGCCAAGGAGTACTGTAAAGATCGTGGATGGAAGTTCCAGATCGTTACAGAGAAAGAGCTAGGAATCTAATGGTCGCATACGTTTTCGATAGAATCATCGCACAGGGTGCTAGAGCAGGACAAATACCAGCTCGTACTCAGCAAGCGCGTGACTGGTTCAGAGACAAAGCATCTAACACTAGAGCAACTACTGGTAGACTTATCTCTAGTAGCGATAATGTAGTCGCTAAGCCAGAAGTAGGTGGCATGTTTCTGTTTGGATATGATCCTAAGC